TTGCATCGTAGTAGAAAACCACGGTTTTATTCTGATGCGAGGCGTAGTAGCGGCAGAAGTCCTCGACGAGTGCCGGTATCTTACGCTCGAACTTGACGTAGAAAGATTTGATGACATTGAGCCGTCGGCCCCTGGGCTGACCGGCGACAATCCAGTTGATGTTGGCGTTGTAGTCCATGCCGATGCAGATGGGAGCCGTAGGGTCAACATCGCCGTCGGCCTGTGCGGTCATTGTTTCGAGAATATCGGGATGGCGCATAGCGACATCGAGGCCGAGGCTGTCGAGATATTCGTTGTTGTTGGCATCGTACTTGTGGCCCTCGCGCATGGAAGAATAGAAACCGTCCTTGGCAATGCCTATGCGTTTGCAAAGGATAGAGGTTTGGAACGTGAGCGGCGTGAGGTCGCGCTTCATCTGCTTAATGTAGTTCTCGCCGAGAAGCTGCAGGTTTTCAATCGACGAGTATTCCTTGTAGTAGACAGCTACCGAGCGCATCTGATTGAGCGAGCGGTCGAGGCGGCGCAGGTGAGATTTGAGGTAGGCCGGTATCGGCATACGGTTGCGGCGAAGATCGCGGATGCGTTCTTTGACGCGCCAAATCTCATAGATGGTCCCCTCGATAGTGGCAATAAGCTCGGAGTCCATCTTCTCGCGGTAGTGGAGGAACCACGAGCCTTTCTTGGTCTGCGGCATATCGCTCAATATCATAATTGAGTGATTGAAGGAGTGCTTACCAAAGTGCGACTTGATGCCGCCGTTGGCCGGTAGCGTCTCGTCTTTCAGCTTCTCATAGTTGATGAACTTCGCTTCGTCGATGAGAAGCCACGACAGAGTAAGCGAGTTCGAGCTGCCCGGTCGGTCTTGCGAGATTATAACGGCAATCGAGCCGTTGTAGAACGATATGACGTGCTCATAATCGTTCGGCTCGGTTATAGGGCGAGCGAAAGATTTGGGGGGCTTTTTGCCAACGACATAATGAACACCCTCGATATATCCCCATCGCTTCCAAGCGGCGAGCAAACCGGGGAGCGTGTTTGTGAGGCCATGCTTGAACGTCGGCACGACAATACCGCCCGTCGAGCCTGGCATACGCTGCATATTGCGGAGGACGAACGGCGCGGCGATTGAGTCGGTCTTGCCTGTACGGCGACCGGCTACAATCACGGTGGTATTGGCAGCGATAAGTTGCGTAAGGCGTTGGGGCTTATTAAAGTAAACCTGTTTCTTCTCCGATGTTTTCATCCTGGTAAGGTGCATAAAGTTCGTCTTCTTCGAGGTCAGCGTCCTCACACTCCACATCTTCGATGTCGAGCGTTTCGGCTGAATACTTGTCGAGCATAGCCTTGATTTTGTCCTCGATGCCCGGAATGGGCTTGATGCCGAGCACTGAGGGGTCGGCAGTGGCGACAAAAGGCTGCACGACAATCAGGTGGAAAGGCACGGCCTGAACGTCCTCGGCGTCAACCTTGTTGAGCTTACCGTATGACGTGGCGGCTCGTTCCATAGTCTTCGTATCTTTTCGCGCCTTTGCCATCTGATACGTTTCCATGATCATCTCGTTATATCGCCAGCGGTGAAAGTCGCGGCTCTTTTCCGAAAGGGCCGGAAGCAGAGTGTTGACGATGCGCAGGTATTCCTGTGCCGCGTTCTTACCCATCGGGTAACGCGACTTGAACTCGTCGACAAACTGGCGGTCTTTCGCGTCGGGGTTGGCGAGCCGCCACATATACATATCGCGGACGCGCATAACGCGCTCCGCAGCGGCCTCGCCATATTGGCTGACGATGTCAGCCTCGGCGGTAAAGAGATGTTCCCGGCAAAGGTCGAGGGTGGAAATATTACTCATCGTCTTCCATATCAAGCAGATTATGGCGAGCGTTCTCCAGCGCAAGCGGCGAGCCCACCTGCGCGAGCATCATTTCCTGAGAGTGCAGCTTGACCTTTGAACCGGCCTTGCCACGGCGGTACGCCTTGGAAACCTCCGTCGAGCGGTCGGCAATGTCCGAGCGCAACACGTCAGCCGGAATATCGAGTATTACGGCCATGTCGCTGATTTTGAGATATATGCTTGCATATTTCTCAATCTGCTGCAATTCGTTCTCTGAATAAGTCATGGAGAGGTACGCTGTGATTGGTTATTAAATCGTTGACCTGCTCGTAGAGATTTGCAAAAATCTCCGGCGAAGTCGAGATAAAAGCTGATTCGTGGCGGTTGCCACGGGTCAGGTTCTGTGAGGTGATGACCGAAACAGTATCTCCGGCTTCGGAACGAACCAACAAAATCTTGCTGTGATTGTCGGCAAGATAGGTGCGCTCGATAACTTGGGTGATGAACGCCCAAAGTTTGAGCGTCTTGTTGGTCGCCTTGTGGTCGAGCACCAGATTTATTCGCGACACTTTTTTATCCTTGGTGATGAAAAAGAGTCGGCGAAGAAATTCCTCGGAGATAGAGAAGGAAGTCTGCCAGACCTCGGCGATGCCGACTTGGCTTAAAATCCATTCGAGAATGTCGGCAACCTGCACGGCATTTGAAAGGTAAGCCTGAAAGGGCGTCTCTTTCAACGGTCGAAGGATTTGGTTAATGTCGGCGGAGCGTTTCATTTCTTAGCAGACTTCTTGGTACCGGCGGCGGAGCGTTTTGCTTTAGCAGATCGCGAGGGTTCGGCCACGGGGCCGGGGGCAACATAATGGTCGTAAGCCTCCCAGTTGGCATGAAGTTTCTTGTCGAGCGATATAAGTTCTTTCAGGAACGGATAGCGCTCGGAATCCGGACAAGTGGCGTTTTCAAGCGAAAGCGAGCGGAGGCGCAGATGCAGCTCGCGCATACGTTGAAGGAGCGAAAGATTCTCAACGTATTTCGCCTTGATTTCGTCAGGCAAAAGGTCGTGGTCCTCGCGCTTGCCTTTCTGAGGCTGCTTGTCTGCCTCGGCGGCGAGAGGAATATGCTCGGCAACAATGGCCTCGACCTGTGCCGACATTTCTTCGACCTGTGCGTGTGTCAGGGCTTTAACTCGAAAGTTGTAATACTTTTGGAGTTGGTAGTCCACGACATCGTGGCGGCGGTCAATCTGCGAGATGATGTTTTTATACATAATCTGATTGCCCGACAACTTCAAAAGGTAGAGAGCGCCGACGGTATAGTCGCGCTCCGCTTCCGGCGTTTCAAGCCACTGCTTTATCTGTTCAGTGAATTTGTGGTCCATTATAACTTGTTTGAAATTGCGGTGAAAAAAACGAGGTTTTTGCCGAGTGGCATCAGCAGCTCGCGCATCGAGATCATCGTGGCCCCGGTCGTAACAAAATCGTCGAATACGATTATGTTGCGCTCGGGTATGGGCGATTGGTTCTTGCTGCGCAAGCGTTCTGCGAACGATGAGCCAAAGGTGAACACAGCCCCGACACGATGCTTCGAGTGGCACTCGGCTACATCTTCGTAGAAGGGTATGCCGAGCAATTCAGCGAGCCGAGCGGAAATGAGCGAAGCGAAGTTACGCTCCTTGTGGCGACGCTTGGGCGAGGTAACGATGGCCCAGTCGCCATCGGCGAGCGAGTTGCCGAGAATTTGACGTATAAGGGTATTCATGCCCTCGGCAAATTTCTCGACCATATCCGGGTCACTCTTAATGTCGGTCAGCGTCCGGCCATAGAGCGACTTCTTCCATAGCGAGATAATCCCGAACGCGGGATTGCGGTAGGAAATTCGCACCTTGTTAGGGGCGAAGTCGCAACGGGCCTCTGCCTGTTGCACGTCTTTCCATGCCGCCCTCGATTTGGAAGCAAAGAGGTCTTTGGATTTGTCGGAGACAAAAGATGTGTCGAGGTCGGGAGCTTCCACCGAAGGAACCTCGATGTCGTTCAACATCTCGTCCAACGATATCGCCCCTTTCCTGACACATCTGTTATCCATAGAGCGCGGATATTAAGCCTTGACTGCGCCGTTGGAGCAGTCGATGTCGCCGTCCTCGGTCTCAAGAGTACCGACATAGAATGGCGCGGGCACTTCGTCGGTAGCCTCGACATTGATAGTGGTCGAGGTAGTGCCGGTGGCACCCTGACCGAGGTCCTGTGCGACAGTGGCCTTAGTG